TACAACGAAAGTGGAAATCTGATTGGTTGGCGCCTACGTCCTGGGACTAATATGAGACAACAGAGACGTCTTCATCGGAACTCTACGAAAGCTGAACGTAATCTTGAGCACTACATCAATCATCTCATAAGAGTACATCACGCGTCTCGCGCCAACGTGTATCGTAATTTCGGTATCCATAGGAATGTCCGAGGGATGAAATATAACACCATCGGGGCGCCGTTGCTCAAACACAATGTTGCGCCATATCATGGTCAGCGTGCTACGATCAACCGAGCTATCGGGCGCCTCATGAACACCGGTCGGTCGCGGGCAAATGCGACCAGAGGGATACTTGGGAATGTAGCTGAAACCGGAGGACAAGTCGCAGCTGCTATTCGAACGCTTCAGCGTAAGTTTCGCGCCAAGCGCGCCGCGAAGAAGTTTCCTTTGCACGCCGAGATGAACGTGCTGCGCCGAGTTCCAGTCTCTGGAATCCGGATGAACAACGGAAACGTCCGGCCTCTGAAGCCTTCAGACATTGCAAAGGCTCGCAAGTACCTCGCAGAACAAGGATTCCGTACCGTCGTACGTCGCCGCGCTATCTGAGCCGAGAAATCTGACGCGACAGCTGAATGTGCCACGGGTACAGGACAAACACCTGGAACGTCAGAGCGATGACCGCGAGCGTCACGGCAATGACAGGGAGATTCTTACGCCACTGAGGCTCATCGAGTTCCATTTTTTATGTGCACAGAAAATAGATGAAACGGTTCGAGGAATTACTCGTCGGTGTTTTGCTCTTTTTCATCGTCGACCGCGCATCCCGCCTGGTGAGTGCTCTGGTGTCCAGTCGACGGAACATGTCGGATATTGAGACTGAAAAGTTTCGGTGTACTGTGGAGACGTTCACGATGCTTGCTCTGTTCCTCGTACTGTGGTTTAAGGCGAGAGGGCGCTCATAAATCATGATGAATAGGTACCGGAACGAAACGTTCGAGTTGTGTCGTGCCAAAGGCTGGGACAAAGCGCCAGTGAGCACGGTCTGGCTGCTTTTCACAGAGGAGGTGGGTGAACTCGCCTCGGCAATACGACAGTACCAGCGTCATTTTAGAAAAACGGGACTCAAAAAGGATCGAGGAACAGATGTGACGACTGAGATGGGTGACGTGTTTTCGTACCTCTTTCAGTTGGCACACATGTTGAACATCGACCTCGATGAAATGTGGGAAAAACACAAGGCGAAAGTTCAGGAGAGACGTTACGTCGAGATTAAATCTAAGTCACTAACAGAGAATGACGAGCCTACTTCTGAATGACGACCTGAGTATGAATCGCATGAATCCATACACGGCGACTGATACGTTTGGTATCGTGTACAACGGTGGCTACAAGGGTGTTCTCGAACCAGCACCAGAACGCCCCGAGTCGCCCCCGATGCTCGAGTTTAATCCCAGAGTGGGTGTGCCGACCGATCATTTCAATCCTTTGACCATCGATCGCGCAGGGAACATGTACAACAAGACGGGTGGAGTCAACCCGGCAAAGTCGTTTCTTTATCCAGCACGCAAGTACCAGTTTGACGACGGATCGACGACGTTTGGACGTGAAGTAATTCTCACAGACGCCAAGAATTACGTCACACCAGAGGATTTCCCAGATGACATGCGCACTGGACGTATTCTGATCATCGTTGCGATGATCATGCTTCTGATACTTCTCATTTCTCAGCGTGGACGGATCGCAATCAACTGACCGTTCTTTTTCACCTGTCTGTAACGAGGACCCTGGTATCTCTTGGAAGGTGGAAGTTTGAGGAAATCTTCCAACTTTTTCAAATCGGACAGCGTTATCAGGTGACCCTGAACCCTGATGAGGCGTCGAGCAACTTCCGGTCTCGATCCACTTCGAGTGACACCGTACTTTTTCACCATATGCTGGAGTTCAGTCATCGTCAGACTCATTACTAGTGTTTTATATTTTAATCACTTTGGATGAAACGACAACCGGGTTCGCATTGGACAGCTTTTCGAGCTCAAACGCCTTTTTCGCTGAAAGTTCAGGGCACGCGTGAACCTCCAACTGAATACACCCCGAACAGTACTTACCTGTACACGATTTGCACGGCATCAGCAGACGTTGACGCCGGGCACATCGGATGCACTTTCCAGTCTCCATTACTTAATCTTAAATATTAATCTTTAGTATGGTCTCCGCTGAACAACGGTGGAACGAGAGCAATCGTGCTTTAAATCGCGCAACGCGTAATTTGGCAGCGAATCGTAATCGGGCTTGGTCGAATTACACTGCAGCTACGAGACTGACCACGGCCGCTTACAAGCAGCTCTTACGAAAGTACCATCTTCCTCCTTTGCCACCGCGTATCCAGGGTACGGTCATGCGTAACATCGTTCGCAACAAAAAGGCACAGATTCGCCGCAATACACGAGTCCGTATACTTTCGAAAATTCTTCCTTTGAATGTGGCGATCAAAGTGGCTCGGCTACTCGACTGAGTGAATTCCGTATTTGACACACTGCCGGTACGAAAGGTACAGGTCCCGCTTCATGAGCTTTTCAAACTTCCTCTCTGGGATGGTCGTCTCTCGGAGGTAAATACGCTTCATACGCTTCATGAGCCGCTCACACCTGAGCATCTCATCCTTCATGTTTTCGTACTTGCCCCAGAAATCGGATCCGAGTTGGTGAATCAACAGGTATGCATTGTGACTCACAATACGCGAATCACCACCCAGGAAGATGAGCGTCGCGGCCGACGCACATATACCTTCTGCGATCGTCACGACCCGTGATCGTGACGATCGGAGAAAATCCATCGCCGCAAGTCCGGCGTAGAGGTCTCCGCCTTCGCTGTGAATGTGAACGCGGATGGGCGCCTCGTAATAGTCTCGCTCAATCTTTTTGACGGCGGCGCACAACTCGGCGACCGATTCGACCGATACGTCGCAGTAAAAAAACACGTCAGTGCCCTCAACCTTGATGAATTCGGGTGACGTCTTTTCGTTTTCCATTATTTTTTATACGACGCATTCTTTTAAACATGTGCAAACCTGACGTGTCGAACCTTTACGTCGTAATTTCTGTTAATAGGATGACGAAACAGAACCTTGTTTGGAAATCTCTCACGTGCCATTCGTAGCCACGCTTTCAAGTTTCCTACTGGTATATTTACATGGGATTTAGATTTCATCAATCCCACGAATGAATTCGGATTTATGTAAGCAGGTTGTCTAAGATTAGGGCCACTGATAACAAGATGCTCATTCTCGAGGTTACTGTATTGATTTGCGTTGTTTTTACGATTGGCGGGCGCTCTTGCCGGTCTGTTCGGTGAAACACCACCTGCTGCGCGGTAAGGCACGGGTATGTTACCTCTCACCGGTTTAAGGGCACGTAGAGCACGAGAGTATGCGAGAACATGATTATTAAAGTATCCATAACGTTCTATGGCATGACTTCGAACCGTCTGATTCGTAGAGGTCTTGGCGTTTCGAAAAGAGTTACGAGCTTGTTTAGTAGCCTCGATAAGTTCCTTGATATGCTTGATGAGTTTCTTTTTCTCGAAAGGAGAATATCCTGTAACATTGATATTATGGTGTACTCCTTCACGAATCTGATTCATCATGTTCGCAATAAGTTCACCCGTAGTTCTACTCAGAAAAGCATTCTGAATAGTTCTAGAAGCTGCTGTTCGTCTTATTGGCATCGTGACTTGATGAGCACGGTACAGTTTCTCGAAATTGTATATTTTATTGGCCGAACCTTCTAAATTAGGGTGTATGTATCCTGGTTCAAAATGTCTACGGGCTTTTGTGTAGGTAGCCGCGGCATGTATTTTATTTAGAAAATTACCAAGTCTGGGAATTTTTTTCACTTCGTTTTTAAACTTTTGACTTGTTAAAAGTTTATTCAACTTATTAGCTACGAGTCCCCATTTTTTTCTATGAAGATTATCATGTAAAGCCGACAAATGAAGAATTGTATCGATGTTTTCGAGATTTCGTATATAAAGAGCCATATATATTAACCCTGAGAAAAAAACTTAAAGACACTCCACGTCTTTATCATGCGCCAATAGTATAACAGTCAGTACACTGGTCTTATGAGCCGGTAACCCGGGGGCGGCACCCGGTTGGCGCAAACGTCACGAAGCGACTTGGAAGTCCGCCAATCCCATGACGGACTTTCAATTGAAAGGAACTAAACAAAATGGTCCCTTTTACGGTATGACGAAGTACCTGTGTGACCCCGAAGTTATCAAGTGGATTCGGGGTGTCCCAGATTTTATTCCCGGTAAAACGAAAAAAGCGCGTAGTGCGTTTGAAATGGCGTGGGGACAGTGTAAATCGAATTCAACCAACGAAAAATGGTCTGGTGAGTTTGGTGAACGACTGGTCCGTGAGTTGTACCCGAACGGGTGGGTTCCTGCAAAGAGGAAGAATGGGAAACGGTTCGATCAACTCGATTGGGAGACGGACGATTTCGTCATTGAAGTCAAGACGCAGTGCTTTTTCAATGGCGGAACGGCCCAAGACAAAATACTGGGTGTACCGGTCAAATATCGCAACATGCCTGCATTTTACGGCAAACCGCTACGTATCATTTGCGTCGCCAATGCTGAATTTCTCACCAAGGATTTTTTCAAACACGACGATAAAATTGCAACTCAGCTGGATCTCTGGAAGTCGTGGGGAATCACGTACCATTGGATGTCGGACCTTTTAGGATCTACGAGCAGCGTTCCTCTCCATGGTGGCCATGACGTTGGCAGCAAAGTTGGCCAGGTTGTTGTTTGAATTCGTTGTCGAAGGTGTTCTCGGACGAAGAGAATACTGGTACAAAAGGAGCGCCTCGTACTTTTTGTTGCGTGGCGTGGCGTTGTATGCGTTATGGTATGACGCATTCAGGTACGCCTTGGCGATGCGATTCTGATTCGCTGCTGGTATGGTGTTCCAGCTTCGCGTCGTTCGTTTCTTTCCGACCGTTCGTTCGACGCGACCGTTCTGAAGGAATTTATATTTGGTGCCGTTGAGTTCGACGTTGTAATTCTTCGTCGCCTTGGCACCGGTGAGGCCACTCTTGTACTGGATCCATTGCATAATCTCAGCTGGTTTCATCTTGCTGTTCACCTCGGCAATATTCATGTTCCGTGCAATGGCGACGAGTTCGGGGACTGTGAGACGAATCGCCTGGCGTCCGTTGATACGCAGGATACCGTTGAGTCCGACAGACACGTTATGTTTCGGCTTTGTGTTGATGGCGACAGAGGCTGGAATCTTAAACAGGTTGCGGACCGCCGCTGGAATGTTTCGACCCGCCTTGGAGTATGCGGCGATGACCGTCTTGCGTCCAGACGCGAGACCCTTTGGAACTGCAAACCAGTATGGTTGTTGACCCGGTCCCGGTCGAACGTAGAATCCCTCTTTCGTCGCGTTCCAGCTCGGTGCACGACGGTTCGCATGTGCAGCTGCTGCCTTCTTCTTTGGACTTCCAAGCGAAACACCGGCGGACGCAAATGCGTTCCGAGTCACCTTGGGAATCGGCTGTCCGACATTTTTGAACGCCTTGACCACCTTGGGTGCGACGGCCCGAAGATTCATCGGACCGAGATTTACGACACCGGCGTTCTCGTTGCGACGCATGAATCTGTACGGGTACATGCGTGGTTTACCATTCACACCTGGCCGAATGTAAAACCCAGCGTACGGTCGACGGAGTTTGTTCCATGTACCTGCGAGCGGGTACCGGTTCGCAAGCTTGGACGTGTTCTTTTTCGTCGCCACAGGTCGACGCAGTGCGGGTGTTCGGGCCGTCTCGAACGCTACGATGTACTGGAGTCCGTGTCTCGTGAAAAACTCTTTAAATACTCTGACAGGCTCGTTGATTTCACGAGGGTCTTTAATACCGGTGAACAGGACGGTTCCGTTTTCGAAAAACTGGTACGTCAACTGCGGGCTTTTAAGCTTGAGTACCACAGCAGGAATTGAACCCAGTTCCGGATTGTACTTGACGGCACCGTTTGGAAGACGTCGGAGTTCGTGTGCAAGACCTTCCAGGTCAAACGGCTTGTTGACGTAGAAGATGCCGTCAACTTTACGATAATCGGGTTTCACACGGAGCAAGTTACGAAGCGCCCATCCATTTTTGACGATGGCGAGGTACGCCTCTTCGGGATTTCCAGCCCCGAGAACAGTCACCGTCGTCTTGGTCATGATGACCGTCTGTGGCCCTCGCTTCGCCGTGACGCGCGCGACGCCTGTCGAATTCCCGATCCATCGCCCGTTCGTGTAGCGAGTCGCTGCTTTTCTGCCGGTACCTTTTGTGCCTGTAACCTCTGTGAATCCACGAGGCGCATGGGAGAAAACAGCATCGAGATTGATGGGAATTTGAGCGACTGAGATTGTTGAGACGATGCTCGGTTTTGATAATTTGATCGGCCCCTGACTGTTCGTGAAGACGCGCTTGGCGCGCCACAAGCGCTGGACGCGCTCCATTACAGGTTGTCTATATTTTTTTCACCACCGCCTTGAGCACCTTCTTCTTGACTGCTGGTTTCGTGTACTGTGAAAACATCTTGTCAATGTCTTCTTCGGTCGTCTTCTTCTTCTTGAGCTTCTTCTTCGGTGCCGGGGGTGGACGCACGACAGGGACGTAATAATTCTTACGACGAACCTCATCGAGTTCCTCGTCTGTCGCTCCACGATGTTTGAGACTTCCTATGAGGCTTTCGATGTTGGCGATGGGTACGTAGGGTTTCGGTTTCAAGGGAGGGTATGGGGCTTGGTGACGGATCTTATACACGATACTGTTTTCGATCGGGGCGTACTTGAGCGTCGACGGATCGACCGAGACGACCAATTTCGGAAGCGGTCGTTTGTGCATACTTTAAAGTCTAGGCGCGTTTTGTTTTTAGTAATGGATTCCGTTCTCGTCAACGCCGTTGCTATCGAAAACTCTCTTCGTGAGCTGATCGGTCTTCGGATCACCAAGACGATCGCCGAGACCAAGAAGCGTTGCGTGTACCGTGAGGGTCTCGTGTACGCTTACGACGCCGACACGTGGTACGTCTATGACGACAACAACGGCGAGACGTTCGAGGTGACTTTTGAGGATTTTATTCTGAATAAAATTTTCGTACACCTTGATTAGTATGGAGGAGTGTCCCGTGTGTCTCGAGCCTCTGAGCGGCACGGTGGTTCACCTCGGGTGTTGTAAAAAACAAGTGCACATCCAGTGTTACATCACTCGATGTCCAATGTGTCGCGCGGAGCTTCCGAGTCCTCCTTTATCTGACAGACATGTAATTGTCCCTGTTCCTGTATTTCCAGCGCCGCAGCAGCCGCAGACGAGAGGACAAAAGGTGTTTGCATTTTGTTGCTTTGCTATTACACTCGGGGCAATTTCAGTTTTTGTGTATCGTCCGTTCTGACGGTGTCCTCAGGACACCTCACTCCTCGTCCTCGTCGTCCTCGTACTCCTGAGTGGCAATCCGGGCCAACCGTTCCCGGAGAGTCCGAGGGGGTGACACCACCGTCTCGAACTCCTCCTCGTCGTCCGTGTCCGCCATCGCCGAACCGTGGGTCTGGCACAGTTCACAGTCGTCGTGGGTCTCCTCGTCCAGGTCGTGAGTGTGTTTGGGCTGTTCCGTCTTCTTGGTCTTCTTGGGCTTCTTCACCGGACCCGTCGCCGGCCCACGAGGAGCCGGAGTCGGGGCTGCCGGCTTGTCCGCCGCCTTGAGGTGCACACGGCACATACACTCGCCCGCCAACGCCTTGAGAGAGCAAGGCTTCCCCTTGGCCGTCACCGAAGTACACTTGGTCGTCGCCGGCTTGGGTTCGGGGTTGACAGTCACCTTCGCCTCCCGCTTCTTCTTGGGAGCCTTGGTCGTCGTCGCCTTGGCCGGAGCCACGTCCACCGGAAGGTACTTCTCCACCAGATTGTCGAGTTCCAGACCCTCACCCTCTGCAACACGAGAGAGGACGGCAATCAACTCACGACGGAAGATCTCATCAAACATCTGAGCAAAGGAGGAAGCCATTTCGGTGTTTGTTTTTGGTTACTTGTTCCTGTATCATCGTCTTTAGACGAGCTCAACACACGTTTTTTCAACCGGAGCAAGACGGTTGAAAAAACGCTCCCGGCAGGTTTCGATCCTACGACTTTGAGGTGGCGAAGCGGGGAATATTGTTCCCCTTAACAGCCTCACACTCTACCAACTGAGTTACAGGAGCACTGGTCTGACCTGGCGGAATCGAACCACCGACCTAAAGATTTTTTTTCAAACGACTACAGTCTTTCGCTCTACCAATTGAGCTAAGGTCAGATACTATTGGTCTCTATTTAGATTTTTCTAATTTAACGCGATCCTGGTGGGACTCGAACCCACAGCCTCCAGCTACCACCATGTGAAAACGCGTTTTCACATAGAAGGCTGGCGCACTATCCGATTGTGCTACAGGACCATTACTTCGCAGCGCTCCAACGAGCCGCTGTATTTTTTTGGTGCCGCAGGTAGCCTCTTCCTACAATCGGTGGTTGTAGCCAGTAACGACGTATGATTGCGAGCGCCCGTCGTTCCAAAATTCTATTCCGAAGAGCCTGTGCCTTCGGGAGAATCTGCCTGTACCGATTCGCCTCGAGTCTCTTCGCATACCAATTGGGTGTATTAATGTTAGGTGCGTTGGCTTTTCGCATGTTGTGATGCACGATAGTCTGGTTCCGCTTCAGCGCCTCCTGAAGCTTTTTCATTGTTTTTGTCGTCTCTTCAAAAATCTTATTTCTGCGAGCATTGCGTCGTATTCTGGCTGCTCTGTTATACGGAGTACCATACATCGTAAAACTCATGTGATGTTGCAAGAGATTGAGGTACCTCTGGAGATATTCCGCTTCTGTAAGCAGCGGCATTTATTGTACATGAGAAAAAAGTGCGCACACCGGGAATCGAACCCGGGCTTGAACCTTGGAAGGGTGCTGTACTACCACTATACTATGTGCGCTGCCCCAGGGGTGGATTGAACACCCGACCTGCTGCTTACAAAACAAACGCTCTACCACTGAGCTACTGGGGCTTTCTATTTGTACAGAGCGAAAAAACTTTAAGCCAGTTTAAAGATAGTAAACACAATTATCAACAATGGATGGTGACAGTGTTGACCATCTGTATTTTTTTTTGAAGAAGATTGATTCTGGTGAACCTTTTGGAGTCGTGCGACCTAATGACGGTGAGTATATGATCCTCAGAGGGATGGAAAATTTCCCTGTACAAGAAAGCGACGGATGGAGATCACATGGACCTGAAATTAGACAAGATCTACATGATGCGTTACTCAAAGCCTCTACACAAGATGCAACTTATATCGGTACGTGTTGTCCCGGATGTAACCCTGAAATATTCAATTATATGAAGTCGGTGTATCGTATTCGTACGTATGGTAATGTTGTGTGTAACCGTTGTCATCGTATTTTTCTACATCACATGAAGACGAAAAAGTTTTATTATCTAGGACCAGGTACACGTCATTGTGATAACGTCATCGATCGGTTTGTTATAGATCCTCTTCTGATTAACAACTGGGCCTCTGAAAAGGAAAATTTTATGCGTAAAAGTATCGAATGGGTCAACAATTGTAATGACAGTAAGTTATTTCTTATATCGGCAGGGCCACTTGCCAAGATTCTCATTCCAGAACTCGTTGAACGATACCCTACGAAACAATTTATGGATGCAGGTTCTGCGCTCGATCCCTGGTGTAAAGGTGTCGTGACGAGACCATACATGGATTCGCGTATAATGTACTACAATCAGGTGTGTTCGTTCACACGAGGTCATCAACCTCGCGAATACGCCATTACATGCGTGCTCAACTTTTACAAACGACCGTACGCCATACACGAGCAGATCCAGGCTGTTCGGAATCAGACAATTCCTCCTAAGAAAATCATCATCTGGGTCAATGAAACTGAAGGTGTCACTTTTCCCGAAGACATCAAGAGTGACACATCATTGACGATCGTTCGTTCGTCTGAAAATCTAGGCGTTTGGCCGCGATTCGCAATTTCTCAGTTTGCCCCAACGCCGTATGTGTGTGTATTCGACGACGATACTATACCTGGTCGTAAATGGTTGGAAAATTGCTGTGAAACTATGGACACCGTGAACGGTCTTCTCGGTACAATCGGTGTTATTTTCAATAACGTTGATCAGTACTCGATGAATAGACGCCATGGATGGGATGCTCCGAGTACAGAGATTCACGAAGTTGATACGGTTGGACATGCCTGGTTTTTCAAGAGGGAATGGATTCAGCATCTGTGGCAGTTTCACAATGATCCTGTAAAACTTTTCAAGTGCGGGGAAGACATGGCGTTTACATGCGGTCTTCAAAAGATTGGTATCAAGACGTATGTTCCGCCTCATCCATCTCATGACCTAGAAATGTTCGGAAGTCACCCACAAAAGGCGTGGAGCTATGGTACAGACCAAAATGCAGCAATTTCGATGCAGTCGTATGCGTTTCCTATATTCACAGAGGCGTTTCTTCATTTGCGTAAGAATCACGGGTTTAAGATTCTTGCCGACAAATTAGTATGAAGTTGGCCGTGGTGTACGGTACGCGTCCTGAATTTCTCAAACTCAAAGTACTCATAGAACACTTTAAACCTGTTGTAATTCGCATCGATCAACATGAAAATTACAACGAGGATGAGGGTTTTTACACTTATCGTATCAAAGTTGAAAATGGCCCAGATAGGCTTTCAAGTATAGGTTCATCTATTCTTACGAAACTTCCTGAGTTGATTCGAGATTGTACACATGTTCTGTCTCAGGGTGACACAGCGTCGTGTTTCTATTCACTGATTACAGCGTACCAGATGAAAAAAACGTGTGTGCATCTGGAAGCCGGTATGCGCACGTATCAGCCGTGTCATCCATGGCCTGAAGAATCGTACCGACAGATGATCTCGCGTATCGCTTCTATTCATTTATGCCCTTCTGAACAAGAAGCGGATAATCTTCGCGCGGAACGGGTCGCCGGAACTATTCATGTCGTCGGCAACACGATTCTGGATCTGGTTCGGAGTTACAATTACCCTGTGACGTATCAAAAAAAGGTTATCGTGACGCTTCATCGTCGTGAAAACTGGGAAAATTACAGGGGCTTGATTCAAAAACTCGATAAACTTGCTCGGAAGAATTCCGATACACAATTCATATTTTTTGTACACCCGAATCCCGAACTTCAAAGAATCGTCAACGAAGAAGGGTCATCACTCGTCGTGTCGCCGCCGGTTGATCACCCTACACTGATTAAACTTTTAGCGGAATGTGCGTGCGTCATCACAGACTCGGGTGGTATTCAGGAAGAGTCAAATTTTCTAGGCAAACACATATACATTCTTCGGGAATACACGGAACGTCTTGCCATCCCTAAACACAAATACACATTGATGCCTGATATTGAGAGTATAGATGTCAATCCTCGAATTCATGAACCTGGGTTTGAGTACGGGGACGGACACACTGTGTTAGCACTCGATAACTGTATAGTGTGAAGGCCAGTATCCGTTGATTTCTACATGGGGATACTTATCAGGTACGACGACAGTCTTAGGTTGAAGATATCCAGCCCACCATCCGAGTGTTGAAGGGGAATTCAAAACAAGGCCTTCACATAAAACCATTCGCGCAAAATCATCCTCGACTGTTCCCGTCTCGGAATATATAACATTCCTCTCTGGAAAATATTTTTTGAAAAAGTCTTTGCACCATTCGATGTCACTCGTATTCGAATTTCCTGGTTCACGTGATCCACCGGTAAAGACAAGAAATGTATCGTCGTCAGGAAACAGTTCAAACGCCTTTCGGTAGTATTCAACAAGCCATTTGGAATCTTGAGCGAACACGTAATCGTTTGAAATATCCCCTCGTCGTAAATGAATACCTATGACTCTACCCTGAATGTATTCCCGTGCAGGCACGGCAAACTCTGGGCGAATTGTAAACTCTTTGATAATCTTTTCTTTGATGTGTCTGAAATAAAACTCGCTTTCAGGGTGTCCACGCAGGTCGATTCGACCAGGTTGAACACGAAAAAATCCTTCGTCAAACGTGCCGCGACCGGTTGTGTGATAAATCGTATCAGGTGTTTCGTTTCGAACAGTCGCAGAAAGATTAAACAGACGATTCAGTGCACATTTTTGTCCATGCCAGTACACATTCGACGTGTCTGGGATTATAGCTTCACAGTTTAGTTTGTCAGCGAGTCCTAGAACTGCTGCGTACTGAAACATCTGATTTCCAAGCCTTCCATTTTGTCCGAGTAATGTGTACGTTACGTACATGATTATTCAAAGGTTAAAAACTTTAGAAATACACACTATAAAGAATAAAACCTGATAAACACTATGAGTCTTGAACGCATTGCACAGGACGCCGGGGTTGAAATTTCCAATGGTAAAATCGTAATACCCGAATGGGTTACGTCCATTAAAATCGACGTAGGTTTGTCGTATGACGCACCGCACACTCAAAATTGGATAGATGCAGATCCAGGGACGCTCGTATTTTGTTTCGAAGCGAATCCACGGTGGATTAAATATTTGACGACGCATCCGAAAGATCGCGATTACAACTTCAAGGATTATCAAGCAGTTCGTGCGTATCCTTATAAGGAACTTGAGTTTGAAAACATCGGGCGTCGTTGTTTCATTTTTCCAGTCGCTCTTCATAACGTACCCGAACCAACGACAATGGATTTTTACATAACTAATGTATCTGAAGGGTGTTGTTCTCTTCTCAAACCTGCATCTAACTTTAGTTCCGTGGATGAGGTTGTAAAAGTACCTGTTTTTAGTCTAACGGATTTCTTCAAGCTTCTTCCGGATGACAGAATCATCGACTACATCAAGATTGACGTACAGGGAGCCGACATTGACGTCATTAAAGGTGCCGGTGATTACATCACCGATCACGTCGTCTATATTACAGCTGAACCGGAGACAATTCAATATGAAAATTCATCCGAAAATAACCCAGAAAATATGACCATATACATGAACACGAAAGGATTTATTCGTGTTGGACACTGTAACACACACGACCCGACATTTCTTAACAAAAAGTTTATCGATCGTCAGGGTGTGTACATTTTCCAATATTTTTAAGTGTGTAGGTATCAATGGTGCTTTTGACGAGTTTTCCTCGAGATGATGGGTTTGGTGCTCAGTTTCAGACGATATTGTGTGCAGCTCTGTTCGCAGAGTTAAACGGTCATGAATTCGCATATACATCTCCTTATCTAAGTCATCTTTATTCAAAAGAGGAAGTTGATGAAATTGAACAGATTATGAATTTCAAAGGGAAATATATTGATGCTACCGGCGCGGAACCTAAAATCGACATCAGACATAGTTATAATTTTATTGAGGGAAATATAGATCATGTCCTTGCGAGTCAACCCATGAAGAAGATTCGAGGGTACTTTAAAGAAAATAAAACGAACCCGTTCGACCCAGGGACGTTTAACGTCGCTATTCATATTCGCCGTCCGAGTACGAAACCGACCATCGATCTTCCTATTCACAATGAGGGTTGGGGTGACACGAAAAGCCTACGAAATTTTGATGTCGATCAAACGAATAGACTCACACGAAACGGGCATTTTCTCGATACGATAGATTCGATCCGTAAAACTCACCCAGGTGCAAAATTTCATATATTTTCAGATGGTGTACCTGAAATTTTCGAGTGTTTCAAAGCGGATGACACGACTCTTTATCTCAGTACATCACTCACACACACATACACTTGTATGTTATACGCTGACATCTTGGTGACATGTAAGAGTTCGTTTAGTTACGTACCTGCTCTTTTGAGAGATCATGGTGAAGTGTACTATACTCCGTTTTGGCACAAACCTGCGTCGAGTTGGAAAATTTTATGATATCATCTAAAAACCATACACGTATTTTTTTAAATGGTTCGAATCGTCACTACGATGACGGTGATTCCGACTCGAGAAGATTCGATCATCGAAACTATCAAAAGTATCCAGGTTGGTACTGTAAAACCAGATGCCATGTACGTCAACATCCCGAATCAGTACGTTCGGTTCAAACAACCCCTGAAACCGGATTTGAAACTCAAACTCCGTGAGCTCGGTGTGTCCGTGATTGGACTCGAACACGATCGAGCCTGTCTGAACAAGATTCTTCCGATTCTAAATCACGAAACCGATCCGGAAACGCTCGTAGTAACTCTCGACGACGACATGACGTACACACGGCGTTTCATTGAAGGACTCTACGAAGGCTGGAAACAGTTTGGTGATGTCGTAGGGTACAGTGGAATGTACTACCCAGAGAAGGTGCTTCAGCACACCGGACAACTTCGTTACGGTATAGTATGGGGGCACGGTAACCAAGCTGATATCCTTGAGAATGGTTTTGGGACGATGTTCCAGCTGAAACACCTCAAAGGATTTCCAGATTTGCCACCTTTGACCGAAAAGATCGATCCCGTCATGTACATCAGCGACGATTACATCATGGGACGTTTTTTCGATTCGGTAAAAGTTGTAAAACGAGTCGTTTGTTTTCCTTGGATCGGACGCGTCGGTGATGATTGGTCGTCGATGTGTACCGAGAATGAAAATGCAAAGATATATGCGCTTGCAGCGTCTCGTAATTCGCTTGCTGATTATATTCGAGCAGGGCAGCTGTTTCAAATGACAGGATACATGCGAGCAGGACAAAATTTTGAACCTTATTTAAAGGGGTTCGACTCTGTACTCGTATGAATTCGAATGAGTATATATCGAGTATGATTGATACAGTCCTTTATGGAAAAGGAGACTCTGATAAACATGTTATGAGTATATTTGGAATTGCTCTAGGATCTGGAGCTAAAAATATCCTTGAACTTGGTGTACGTTCGGGTGTAACGACTCTACCTCTTTTACTCGCCTCCAAGTTAAATGGAGGACGATTGACATCAGTAGATATCAACTCTACAAATTTTACAGTTCCCTCTGAACTGAAGGAAAATTGGACTTTTGTACAGAGTGACGCAATAAAGTTTCTTGAAAAAACAAACGATGTACCTTACGACCTTATTTTTGTAGATGACTGGCATTCATATTCTCACGTTAAACGAGAACTCGAACTACTTGATACTATGGTAACACCAAAATCTGTTATTCTTCTACATGATTTGATGTACGGTAATAACGAACCGCGATATCACTGTGACCTAACATTAAAAGACGGTCAGTGGGCGGAAGGAGGGCCTTACAGAGCAGTGGCTGAACTCGATAACCAATTTTGGGAATTTTCGACTTTACCGGTAAACAACGGTCTTACTATTCTTCGTAAAAAATATTCTTCAAGGTATTATTCATAACGTAGTATCCCTTCTCTCAGAGATATTTTAGGAACCCAGCCTGTTTCGAGAAATTGTTTCGAAGGTTCGTTTGTCTTTGTCTGATAATTGGCCTTTTTTGTTCCTGGAACAACAATTGCACCATGAATATCAGCAACAGTATTAGCAACAGATAGAATACTCACCCATTCATAGTTACTAACATCAATCATACGTCCTTTAAATTCGTCGTAGTGGGTCATCATGTAGTAAACAGCCGTTGAAAAATCATCGGCGTGAAGAAACTGTCGCATTTCCTCGCCATCCGTCATCATCCGAATCTCACCGGTCGTCTTTGCCTGATGAATGAAATCGGTAATGACGTGTGATTTATCACCAATATCTTCAGGCCCGTATACATTCCAGACTTTTACATTTATACCTCCGAGATATTCTGTGTAAAATTCCGCTATACGTTTCAATGGACCATATGGGTTATGATCCATGTTGGACATTTGGGATGTCGTATGTATAAAAGGAAGACCTGACAAACGAATCGCATTAAATGTATTTTCTAATAGACGCATGTTGTTTGAAATATATTCAGTAGATTCTGTGGGGTACTTTGAACCTCCGACATCGAAAGCAAAAAAGGCGACAAAATCAACTTCTTTAAGAACAAAATGAAGGGAGCCGGGGACACGAAGATCGTGTTCGGGATCGAGTGTAACATCCCACCGAATAACAGAATGACCTTGTTTTTCGACGTGATGAGAAAATGCAGATCCTATCACCCCGTTTGCCCCAAGTACGAGTACACGCATTTATTTTTAAGTAGTTGTAATCTTTATTTCAGTCAACATTGCAATTTCTTGGTCAAGGGACACGTCGTTGATGTTGGCGAATAACGCCTTGGATTTGAGCAGACGTCGAAGTTCGCTCACGTCCAAGAATTTGAAAAACCGCTTCTTCATGCTCATATTCATAAACGGCATTTTACGGTCCCAGAGCGCCTGACACACAGGCCAGGTGACGGCACGGAGCTCGTACAATTCCGCTTCATGAGCATCGAGACGCGGAAGGATGTTTTCCCGCAAGAGACGCGAGATGTCCTCGACGTTTGACATTTTTTCTTTCAAACGAGTCCTTTCTCTAAACCAAAGATATCACCTTAAAGAAAATACAGTCTTTTGAATATATGGTTGAAGAATTAACTAAATTTGACAACAGATTCGATATGTTTTCTAAAGCGATGAGATTTGTTAATTATGAACTTGTCGAAGGGGATGTTGTTGAATTTGGAGTATATTCAGGAAGATCTCTTATGCTTTTAAGTTGGGCACACGAACGTTTCAAAGATACCACCCATGGTAAAATCACTCCACAACGTACATTTATTGGTGTTGATTCATTTATGGGATTGCCCAAAAATGATCATGTAAGATGGACTGAAGGTGTATTTAGCGTCAATCATAGTTGGCATCCGTTTATTCCTATTGGAACTGTAATCACACCTGCATGTGTCACTAATTCGTTTGAAAAGGCAAAGTTACCAGAACCTAGAATAATACAAGGGGTTTTTAACTCTGAAAACGTCATCAAACAGTTTGAAAAAATCGACAAAGTTTCAGTTATCCATATTGATTGCGACTTGTATGAATCGACGTATGATGCTCTAAACCTGATTAAAAATAAGTTACAAACAGGAACTATAATATTATTTGATGACTGGTTTAACTATAAAGCTGATCCAAACAAAGGGGAACAAAGAGCATTCAATGTATTTTTGAAAGAAAACCCACACGTAACCGCAATTCCATATCATAATTATTCTACGTTTTGTACATCTTTTATAATTCAAATAGGTTGAACGTTTGATACCGTAACAGGTGTCAGGTGAACGGTGTCCGGATCGTACCCCCAGCGCCGAAGCATCTCTTTCTTCGCCTCGATGAATCGAAGTCCTGGACGCGCGTACCGCGAATACAACTGGACGAACGGTGCAGCGCTGTTCGGTCCGAGTCCGCTTTCGATGATTGCGTACGAGTCGTAATCCGTCTCGAGGATCGTGTACGCCGATGGAGGAATCCATGATGCCGTCGGAAATCGAAGCGAACATGCCGCGAGGCCTCGTGTCGACTTGGACGTAGGACATGTGACGATGCCTCGTATACCGCTCACGTGACCGTCGAGGTGGCGACACTGCGTCGCGACGTCAATCTCGTCCTTGTCTGGATTGTACTCGTAGAGGCCGCGCGTGTCCATGCAGTCGTTCTGTCCGAGTCCATAGAACCCTTTTTTGATTGAAGCCACCTCATACCAACCCCCCGAGTACTTGAAGGGGTCAAAAGGGCTTAGAGCCATCTGAGTCGCCAAAACGAATTCCATATCTAGAACTAAAATGGTTCTTTATTTCTAGATGTGGAGGTTGATCGAACCAGAGATTCGAAGACGACTGATCGAGCGCTACGTCCCCAAAGAACCTATCGATCCTCTGGTGTTTAAATTGACCGCCTTTTATTGGCTCGGTCAGGAGCTCGTCGGCAATTGGAAGACTGGACGGCGACTGACGATCGATCAGAAGACGAAGCTGCTCGAGTTACTTGTATGGAATCTTTCTCGAGTGCAGCAGGAACAGACCGCTTATGATGAGTACGAGTCCGAGGTAGTGATTCCAGGAATCGAAACGTTCACCGAGTATGAAATACGCCGCCAGGGTTTCGACGATACCCGAGAGACCGTCCCACATGCCGTTGACGTACATGACGTTGCCCTTTGCGAGACTTCGGATGAGGAAGAATATGACACCGGCATATCCAGCGAGACCGCCGAACAGATTGCCAAGCTGGTGCTCGCGTGCAAAGAATTTCAGTTGAAAGTCGCCGATAATCTCAGCGAGAGTCACTCCTGTGAGATCGAGTAAACTCATTTAATTGAAGCATGGTTTTTTTCTTCGTACACATCAGATGGCGAAACGCATGGTGTGGTACGGTGATTATAAAGACGGGACGGCTATTCTAAAAGACTCCAAAGGATACTATGTTCCTCAATGGAACCCTCAACTCAATAAAGAATACAAAAAGTACCTCAAAGGATTCAAGCCAAAAACTCGATTTTCGGCGATAGCTGGAAGTCGAAAGGTGACAGAGACTAAACTCCGATGAACCGAAGGTCATTGGCAACAACGGGCTGCGCCCGTTGGATTTTACCGGCGAACCGCTGATCGTATGACGAGGTGTCCCATGTTCCGCGGAATCGGTAGGTGTGGCACCGTGCGTTGCGCTGCGGACATGTTCCGGACGATTCTAGCCGTGGTTCGAATGATATGCTTTTCTCTCGGTGAGAGAGGACGGTTGTTCAGGTTCCGAGTTCTGTTGAGGTGGGCGACGCGCCGTGCGAGTTGGTGGTAACGCTTCATTGATTTTTCATATTCTTTGATGAGCACGGCAGACCTTCTCTCCTTGTTGGTCATGTTTGGAAGTTCGTCGTTTATTTGTCTCTGGACGTGATCAATCTGTTCCTGGAGTGCCGCCGAAGGACGCAATCTCATCCGTTGCTGAAGTCTGGCCAATTTACCGACGAGGTCCGAAACACGCTGATGGGCCGCACGTTTCTGAACACCAGCATTCATCATCCGTGTATGAAGATTTCGGGATTCGGCCAATGCGGCTGAGACGCGGGTCAAGGCTGAATGAATCGATTTGATGCTCGGACCGGGTCCGTAAAGTACGCGTCTCTTGCCCGGGGACATGCGCACGCCTGGTGGGGTGTTGAACAATCTCCCTGGAGAAACCATAACCCTTAAAAATAAACAACATTATAAACCCATGGTGATATTCCAAGCCGTTGCGTGGCACGGCGAGGATACAGACGACGCGTACGTCATTCACATCTTCGGGCGAACCGAGGATGGAAAGTCGGTCCACGTCGAAACACCGTTCGAGCCGTACTTTTTCGTCAGAGTGCCGCCCGATCGGAGCCCCAAGGCGCTCATCGAGGAGATTAAACCGTGGAGCTCAGCCATCATTCGACGCAAAGATCTCTGGGGGTTTCGGAATCAAGAGGAGTTTACGTTCCTCAAACTCGGATTCCGAAGGCTCGAGGAGATGAAGGAGTGTCGTCCGCGAGGCTTGAAGATTTATGAAAAGAATCTCGATCCGGTGCTGCGATTCATGCACAGGTCCGAAATCAAGTCGACAGGGTGGCTCCAAGTGCCCGACAATGCGAGTCCGGGACACGATTCGACGTGCGACATCGATCTGTGCGTCTCCGATTGGCGAACCCTGAAACCCGTCGACCGGGACGACATTGCACCGCTACGCATCGCAAGCCTCGATATCGAGTCGTACTCGGAATCGGGGGCGTTTCCAAACGCGTTCAAGGAGAAGGACGTTTGTTTCCAAGTGGCTGTAACAACCAAGGAATTTGGCCGCGAGGGATACTTTGACCGTAAGTGTTTCTGTGTCAAGCAAACGACTGGTTCCGAGTGCGAGTCCTTCGACACGGAGCGTGAAATGCTCGAACGACTCGGTCAGTACATCCGCGAACTCGATCCGGACATTGTGACGGGCTGGAACATCTTCGGGTTCGACTTGGAGTACCTGTATACGCGCGCCGTCGTGACCGTCGCCGGTCCGGATGCACATATGTGGGGTCGACTTCGTGGTGTTCCGAACGAACTCGTCGTCAAACGCCTCGCGTCGAACGCCCTCGGCTCGAATGACTTGAAGATGGTTCCTATGCGTGGTCGGTACGTGTTCGATATGTTCCAGGACATTAAGCGCGAACACAAGCTCGAGAGCTACTCCCTGAACGCCGTCTCGGCACATTTTCTGAAAGACCAGAAGATCGACATGCCGGTCAAAGAGATGTTCGTTCGGTTCCGTGAAGGGGACGCGACAAAGTTGGGTGAAGTGGCGGAGTACTGTATCAAGGATACGGAACTGCCGCATCGCATCTCGGAAAAGATTTGTATGATTCAGAATCTGGTCGAGATGGCCAAGGCGACGTGGGTCCCTCTGAGCTACCTGAGCGAACGCGGACAACAAATCAAGGTGTTTTCGCAGTTGGCACGCAAGGCGCGCGAACTCGGGTTTATGATTCCGACGTTGTACTCTAAAGCGACGGGTGACGAGAAATACCAAGGAGCGACGGTACTCGATGCGCAGACGGGTGCGTACTATGGTCCGATTACGGCGCTCGATTTTGCGAGTCTGTATCCGAGCATCATGCGTGCTCATAATCTGTGCTATTCAAGCCTGGTTCTCGACCCCAAGTATGCGAATGTACCGGGCATTACCTACGAACAGTACGGACCATACAAATTTGCCCAGGGCGTTCCCAGTCTCCTCCCAGCCATTCTGAACGAGCTCGCCGCGTTTCGCAAAAAGGCGAAGAAACTCAAGGCGGCAGCAGAGGGCACGCCCATGGAGGCGGTGTATGAAGGTCAGCAGCTCGCGTACAAAATCAGTATGAATTCCATCTACGGATTCACGGGCGCCGTCAAGGGTATGCTTCCGTGCGTCGCCATCGCGTCCACAGTCACTATGCGTGGTCGACAGATGATTGAAGAGACGAAGAATTACGTCGAGGCGAATTTTCCGGGTGCCAAGGTTCGCTACGGGGACACGGATTCTGTGATGGTTGAATTTGATGTCCAAGGGCGCAAAGGTCAAGAGGCGATCGATTATTCATGGCGGCTCGGTGAACAGGCGTCCGAACAGTGTTCCAGGCTTTTCAAGGCTCCGAACGACCTGGAGCTGGAGAAGGTGTACTGTCCATACTTTCTGTACTCGAAAAAGCGTTACGCGGCAAAAATGTACGAGGGTGCTTCGGATCCAAAGACGGGTCAGCCTATCTTGAAGGAGGATGGAACGCGCCTGGTCAAGTTTAAGAAAATTGACGTCAAAGGTCTTCAGGTGGTTCGGCGCGACACGTGTATGTACGTTCGTGGCGTGCTGAAACAGTTGCTGAATCTGGTGCTCAACTCGGACGATCCGAGACCTGCGATTGAATACGCGCGCGATTCTGCGCGTCTTTTGCTCAAGGGGAAAGTGGATTCGAAGGAGCTCACAATGTCGAAACAGCTCGGAGCAGACTACAAGACGCGCGTGCCACACGTCGAGGTCCGAGACAAGATTCGAAAACGTGCGCCGGGTTCCGAGCCTCAGAACGGGGATCGCGTCCCGTTTCTGATCATCAAAGGACCCGGTCTCTTGTGTGACAAGGCGGAGGATCCGGCATGGGTCGCGGAAAACAAACTTCCGTTGGACTACGTGTACTACTTTGAACACCAGTTGATCAAGCCGGTGTGTGACCTCCTCGAGCCGTTGGTGGGTGCCAACCCGTTCCAGACCATCTTCAAGTCGGTGGATTATCTGACGACACCGTCAATCTCAAATTATTTTACGCGGCTAAAGTAAAGATGTTCCCTAGCACAGGACCTGCGCGAACACCTAGTCGAAATAATACGCCTTTTTCAAACATTACGAAGGCACGAAATGAGTACGAGAAACATATGAAACAGCTCACACAGATGAACAAGATTGTTGAAAATTTGGATCGTCTCATGATTCTGGGCGATCGTCTGAGAACCCTGAGAATCAGACGGAACGCCAAACCAGCGAATTTCAAAAATCTGCATAAAAACCTAAGAAACACAAAAAATCGACTCAATGGACGTCTGGCAAATGCCAGAGCCGCGCTCACACAGACACCTTATCCGATTTACTTGGTTGGATACGGGGGTCACAATAACACCATAGTGAGACTGAAACAAGATATTTTCAACAGATACAGTCGTCACTTGCGTATGCTTCAGGCAAGATCAAGGAATGTTATGCCTCGTGTCCCGACGAATAATCAAATCAGAACGATTCAGCGATTCTCTCGCGGACTCATTACACGTAAGCGCATGAATAATCCATACTGGGGTCGTACCTACGCAAACGTCGTTGCCGGTCGACCTGGAATTGGAGCCAAATCGGTCATGAGAAAGTTCAAAAACCTATAATCTGAATACGTGCGCTAGTACGTTATTCGGGAGGCGACCGAAAGGGGTCCGTGCCAACGCAGTTCTTCTTCTCGATCGTCTACCGCGTTCGAAACGCTGAATAGTACGAGCAGCTTGATTTCTTCTCGGACGGTTGAGATTGATGCGAAGACGAGCGCCTTCGGCAGCCATGTTCAGAGGACGATGATACATCGCCGTGATGGCTCTCTGACCAATGTTAGTATAAGGATTCCAATATCGATTACGAGCCTGCATGCCACGAACGCGCGCCTGGATTCGGCGAGCAGCAGCTGTTCGAGGTGAATTGGGCATACTATACAATGATATAAAAGTTCCGACCGAATGAAAACCATGGAACAACAGATTGCTCAGATGATTGAGTCAGAAGTGGAGCGTCGAGTCGTCGAACGTATGACCAAGGCGCTCGAAAAGATTAGTCAGACGTTTGACATTTCCTTACAGCAGCTCCTTCGAACGGCGAGTGAAAACGCGACGAGCGCGTGGAACGGAAACGTGTGTCACGGTCTCAGCAAATCGAAGCAAAAGTGTAAGCGAGGCGTCAAGGATGGGTCCGGCTATTGTAGCTGTCACAAGGATCAGCGACCGGTTCAACGCGTCATTGCGCCGTCGAGATCCCAAACCCAATTGTCGTCCATGGCACCGGCGCACACACACAGTCTTCCTCCGATGTTTCTCGCCGGATGTCCAGCTTGTGAACGAGGAAAAAATTCTCGAATAGATATATAAATGGACCCCAAATTGCTGACAGTTCCCGTTCTCCTCGGTTTTGTTTTCCAGGGCATCGTCCTTTCATGGATCAATAAACTCGAACGTAAGTGTGAGTGCAGCGCAGACTGGCGCCGCGAGTACACAAAGTACTTTACGATTGTGATGATCCTCTACGGTGCACTGAGACTCGTCAGTCCGAAAATGGCCATGATGCCACTCGTCATGATCCCAATAGGTCTGGCGGGTCTGGTGAATCTGGGGTCGATCCTTTCGTACATTCCAGACCTCAAGAAGAAACAGTGTGATTGTGCGATTGAAGATGAGTGGCGTGACAACTTCATCTTCTGGTGGACTCTGTTGGCACTGGTCGTGCCTATTCTGGCGGGAATCTTTGCAGCTTTTATGTTGGCTCGTAAGTAAGAATGGCCGGTGGACTCTTTCCAGGGAAACCGTTCGAGTTTAACGTCAAGTGTATCGTGTTTTCCCTCGTACTCGCTCTCGGGTACTGGTACGCGCCGCACAAAAATCTATGGGTCCTTGCGTTCCTGTTGTGGTTCCCGTACATTGCGCTCGCATGGTACGACTGGAGCTACAACTGTGAAAACAAACTCCAGCCGACCGCCGTTCCATTCGGCCGGTACATTTGGCTGCCGTTCAAGCCCCCGGGGTACAAACAGGCGTTCGACGACCTGCCACCGGAGAAGATTGCCATCATGGACCGGGTCGATCACCTTGCCGGTTGGACTCTGGTTGCCGCGGTAGCGACGTGGTACCTAGTTAAAAATAAGAAAGCCTAAAGTGCTATGGCGACGAGGAGTGATTTGCTTCTCGATGCTCTTCGTCGTTTTTTCGACGTCCCAGAGCACGCCCAGCAGTTGAAGGATATCCTTGAACACCGACGCGGAGTGTCTCTCAGGAACCTCGAGTGGTTCGTGACAAACTATTCTCGTCAGACGAACGTGACGTATACGACGCCGACGGGGCGTCAGTTTACCGTTCACGTGGCGTACAAGTCATCGTTGGATGGCTATTCGAAAAAGTTTTTCGATCCGTTTTGTCGTACGGAACGGATCGAGTTTCAGGGTTTTACGACGACTATCGCTCAACTGAATTTCATTCGATGGTGCATCGTCAACGGTATCGTTGATTACATCACTGAGAAAGGAGTGTTGCGTATCCGCCGGAAATTCGAAGAGGCACGTACCCATAGTAGTACAGATACATCGTGTACGACTTTTCAATCTGAGGGGAAAGGATTGGATCAAATGTCAAGTCAAGATGTGTCGTCTGTGAATTCAGTGTGCTGAAATCGATGTAGCCTTCCTGGTTATACTCTTTTGGATTATCACCGAAGCAATACATGTAAATATTCTTTGTCGGAACCGAAAGTCCATGATCGAGAGCTTGTTTGTAACTGTAATAGAGGGCACCTGGGAAATTTGAAAGTACGTTTTTGTTGTTGAGATACAATGTTCCTGTTTGAACGATATCCAAAAAGTTGATCGTAACACCATTGAAAAACGTTACAGGTACAGCAGCTAGAATATAATCAGTGCTGTACCCGTATTGATACCTTGATTTGTAATATGCCGAGTTTGATTCATTTTCGTAACTTTGATTTCGTACGAACCATGCAATCATAGACACTGGAAAATTGGCAGTTAAATTCATGATCGCTTTTCCGTTTTTGTACGGCTGACCAGCCTCTGACCATACACGATTCACCTTGAAGTTGAGTTCCTGACTTTGATAGTACATTCGTTCACGTGGACTCAATGTGATTTCCTCGAGAAGAATCTTGGGATCGATAAGGTCTATAGGGTTTCCATTCGTGTCATTTGGAGCATTTGTGATCCACGTCGAATCGTGAAATGTGAACCGAATGGTGACCACTTGCTTGAGAATAGCACACAAAGGAAAAAATGGTTTTTCGATCTTTTCACGACCAATCTTACGATCGCTGTGTCGCCGACAAAAGAAAAAGTCGAGTGGAATCATCATTTTAACGGTATCGGTCGCCGGAACGACGTTTGATTCATTCTGTCCGAGACTCGTGGCTTGGTACATGGCGAGTTTCTCGTCTGCATCGAGGAAGAGCTGATCGCGAAGAATGTACCAATCGTCAGTCAGAGTCTCGATGGGTTGTCCGTCGATTAAAAATTCAACTTTCTTCAGGATCGCACGCCCGACGAGAGGAGTGTAGTTGTATCCTACGGGAAGGGCGGGAAGAGACACGGACAAAAACATGTTTGAAATGAGGTCTCCAGATTCGCGTGGATAAATATTGACAGAAAAGGTCCGCGTCGAATTAAGAAACCTGTCAGAACCTGATTTCAAAGGGAGAAGAAATCGGTGTGTAATCGAGAATGGTGTATGCTGAATAATTTTTGGCAACCAGAGTGACTCGCCACCATACATGTATTTCTCTTGAGGTCCTATCGCTGCAAGAGCTGTAAGCGCGCCGGTGCCGAATCCACGACCGTTCATCTCGATGTAAGCTTCTTTTGGAGCAGGAGTGTCTGTCCATACGTTGGAATTAAGGTCACGTAAGTCTGCCGTCTGACCCTTTATCTGGCTTGCATCGAATAATTTCGGATCGTACAACGAATAGTACTTACTTTGAATAAGTGACCCTGGACGTGTAAACGTCAAGAGGACGTTTGAACTGGGTAAAGGAATCACCTGGGTTTGATCTGTTTCAACAGTCAGTTTGTACATGTACTGTTGGGATTTCGTCGTCGTGCCTGCAAGAACGTCTGCCGTCCCTGTTTCGGATACGAATTCAGACACTGTCAAATTTCCAGCAACGTCGACAAG